GTCGTTCTTGACGTGGAAGCGCACCTTGCCATCCGAGCCGAGCTGGAAGAGCCAGCTCCCGTGCTTCCCCACGAGGTCTACGGTGGAGCCGGGAAGCGATGCGACCTTGACCCATCCGTCCACCGCAACGGGGCCATTGAACGAGAGGCTCGTCGAGGAGGGAACGAAAGCGGAATCGCTCGCGCCGTCGAAGGTGAGCCCGAGGTCGGAGTCGTAGGAGTAGGGCCCCGCCGTCGTCGCGGGCGTCGACACCATCGTTCCGTCGTTCGCCCCCCGCTCGTCCAGGAACGTCGAGGTGGAGTTCGTGCGCCAGAACGAGACAACCCCGGGCAGCGTCGAGTGAATGTCGGAGTAGGAGCCGAGCGGGTTTGCCTGGAAGTCGCACCCGACGTCGAGCGTCGGGATGCTCATGAGCGCCTACTCAGTCCGTTCGTGCCGTTCTGCATCTCGTACTGAAGCGAGTGCTTCTGAACGAGTGCGAAGAGTTCCCTCTCGGCGATGACCGAGCCGTGAACGTGGATCGTAAGTCCGCCCCCTCCGAGCCGGTGATTCGGTGTCACGCTCGAGCCGCGCGGCAGGCCGACGAGCTCCGGCCCCTGCTCTCCGACGAGCGCCATTCCGCCGGCGAAGTTCTGCGTACCACGTGCGAGGTGCGGAATGTCGATCGGGTCGATGTGCTTATCCGCTGCGAATGGGATCGGGATCGTGATCTCGAGCGCAGAGTTCACCCGGTCGATGAGGGCATTGATCGCCGCTCGGACCGCCTCGCCGATGGCGCCACCGACTGCGCTCGCGGCGCCCGCGAGTCCCTCCGCGATTCCGGAGACGACGGCCTTGCCGAGTGCGAACGCCGCCGAGAAGAACGCCTTTTGCAGACTGAGGATGAGTCCAGGAATGGCCTTGAGTGCGTTCAGCATCACTCCCGGCAGCGCCTTGAGTCCCTCCCCGATCGCCGCAACAATGCTCTTGCCGAGCTCGAGTGCCGCCTTTCCGATCGTCCCCATCCACAGCTTTATCACCTCGACGAGCATCCGCATCGCGTTTCGCACGATCGCTACGACCGAATCCCACACCTGCGACCAGTCGCCATCGATGATCGCCTTGACGAGCTTCACGATGGCAACGATCTGATCGATGATGATCTTGAGGATCGGCTTGATCTTCTCGAAGATCGCCTTGGCTTTCTCCATGCTCCGGTTGAACTCGGCCTCGATGCGCGGCCAGTTCACCTCGACCCAGGTCACCACTTCGGTCAGCTTGTTTATCAGTTGCGTGAAGACGGGCAGCAGCTTCGCTCCGATCCGCTCCTGTAGGTTCTCGAACGCCACAGAGAGCCGCTCCTGAGCCGCCGCGGCGGTGGCTCCATGTTTCTCAGCCGCACCGCCGAAGCGGCGCTGAGCCTCGGCCAGTGCGTCGGTCGCGTCCTGGTTCTGCTTCATGCGAATACCGATGCGCGTGAACGCGGTGTCCTGGCCGGCCAGCGCCTTCTCGACCATCTTCGTCGCCGCCTCGAGCGAGATGTTCCGGGCACGGGCGATGTCTGCGGCGAGGCCCATCCCCTCGATCGACTTCTGCACGTCTCCCGACGTTCGCACGAGCTTCGCGAACGAGTCGGAAAGCTCCTCGTCGTCGAGGGCTGCGAGCTTGGAGGTCTTCTGAATCGCCTCGTCGATCGCCTCGCCCTGCTTGCGGTACGAAATGCCCGCGGAGGCGAGCGCCTGCTCTAGTCGCGCCTGCGCCTGCTCGGCCTCCTTCGCGGCGCCGATGGAGCTCTTGAGTCCAACGACCAGCCCCCCGAGCGCCGCGCCGCCAACGGCGAGCGCGGCCATCTTCGACATTCCCTTGAGCCGAGAGCCGAACGATTCGGTCGACTTGCCGGCGCGGTCGAGCTCCCTCCTGAACTTCGAGGCGTCACCGACAATCGCGATTGCGATCTCGGGACCGGCCACCTATGACGCTCCCTGAGACGAGAAACCAGTGGTCGGAGCGGGCTTCTTCGATGCAGGCGCGTTGTAGCGATACGCGGCGAGCAACTGCGCCGGGGTCAGGTCGTTGAGGTCCACCGGGCGCAGGGCTCCTAGATCGGGGCGCCAGTAGGACTCGGGACGTCGACCGGGATCTCCGAAGACTCCACGGAACTCGCGCCAGAAGAGTCGGCGCCGGAAGCGGGCAGCACGCTCGAGTTTGGCCCACTCCCGTTGGTCACCGGGGGGAGAGCATCAGCCTCCCGGTCATGCTGCACCGAGCCGGCCGCTGCCTGCCACAAGAGGTCCGCCTCAGGAGACTTCCACGGATGGCGCGGGTTGCCGGTGATCTTCCCCTCGCGCATGAGCACGACGAGCGCCAGCCCGATCGCCGAGCCGTACGCGCCTTCGGCCTCCATCTCTTCCGGCGTGCAGCCGGTGAACATCAGAACGGCGTGCAGCTCGAGGCTCGTCATGCCGGAGTCGTCCCAGTCGTACGTACCGTCGAGCTCCGGGTGGACGTTCTGGATCACTACGTTCGCGGCCATGTAGCTCCCTTCAGAAACCAGCTCGCTTGATGACTCCCCGCACGTCTGTCTCGACGTGCTCGATGACTTGCTCTCGCCGGACCGACAGGGCGCGTAGTCCTCGGCGCATCTGAAGCGACCCGTACTCGGGGTGATTGCCCGTCGTGCGCCTGATGCGCTGCTCCACCGACACGCCCCTCGCGCGGACGGCGACGCGGTAGCCCGCAGCCGAGCGCGCATTGACGCTCGACATCAGCCGCTGCCACTCGGCCCGGACGGGCTCGCCCGCAGCCTTGAGCATCCTGCGGAGCTCTTTGTCGATGGAGGCGTCGATCTTGCGGAGTCCGCGCCTTACTTCCTTGAGCCCGGTGACCTGAACCGCGCCCGCGGCCATGACAGGCGCCTACGCGGTCGGGTACGTCATGCCGGCGGTGCCGGCGTTCGTGAAGGTCGCCTCGGTCATGGACATCTCGCCGAGGGCTCCGTTGAGCATTTGATAGCTGAACAGGAGCGCCGACGCGAGCACGGCCGCAGGGTTCGTCGCAGAGCGCGACGCGGACGTTGCGCGGACCTCCACCTGCACGGGAGTAGCCGAGGCGATGAGGGGCTGCAAGACAGCGTGCGTCTTGGAGGCGGCGAAGTCCTGGAAGAAGCGGATGCGAATGCTCGCATCGCCCAAGCCCTTCGTATACGAGCGGTTGGTGGCAGAACCGAACGCGCTGTTTTCCACCTGGTCGCGGTCGTCGCTGACCTCGACCTCGTTCGCATGATCGGAGAGGACGGTGCCGTTGACGATGATGTGCGCGTCGGTGAGGGTGAAGCTCGCCATCCGCTACGCCCTATCGGCTTTGGGGGCGCGCTTCGGCTTGGCCTTCGGAGCCTCCACAAGCTCTACCTGGCCGGACTGGATCAGCAGAGCCTCTTCGCCGAGGAAGAGTGCTCGCTCGAACGTCTCCCCTGGCTCCGTCTCATGGACGACGTTGCTGCCGACCACCTTGTACGTCTGCGGAACGATCTCGAGCAAGCCGCTCTGCACGTTCTCGCGCTCTTCTGCCTCGGAAAACTCCTTCTCGAACGTCTCGCCCTGGACGTAGGCGCCGTCTTCCGTGTGGACGGTGAGCGGCAGGAGGACGCGATACCGCCTCACGGGTTCTGGACGGTGAAGACGCCGATCGTGACGGAGGTCGTGAACGAGTGCGTGACCGTCGCGGAGCCCGTCGAGGGGTCGGCGAAGAACTGCGGCGGGAAGGGGCCGATCATCCGCTCCTGCCCGTTCGTGACCGAGACGGAGTTGTCGGAGATCGTGAGCCCTGGCGGGTCGCCGGCAAGCACCTGCACGACGCACGTGTCCGAGGATCCGCCGCCGTTCTTCACGTGGATGAAGCAGTTGGCGTCCGGGACGAACGTGTCGGACGCCGCGACGGCCGTGTAGGACGGCGTGATGCCAGTCCGCACAATGGTCTGCTTCGTCAGCGCCGCCATTCAGCCGCGCCTATCGGCTCAGGCGATGACTTGCACCTCGTACTGCGCGCGCCAGCCCGCTTGCCCCTCCCCGTACACCACCGGGTCGTAGCCCGAGAGTCCGGAGACGTACACGCTCGAGGCGACACCGCCAAGCGTCTGATCGGCCTCGAGCGCAGCGGGAACGGCGCCGGCGTCCACGATCTCGTCCAGGTTCACCTGCGCGGCCTCCTCGACTCCCGCCACGACGAGCACGGTCACCGTGAACACGACTTCGACGGGCGCCACGCCGTGATGCCCCATCGCGATCCTGCTCGTGCGTACCGGGGTGAGATACGCGCAGGGAGGCGATGGAGAAGAGAGCTGGTACTCGGACACCTGCCCGAGCCCGTCGACGGTGCGAAGGCGCGTTGCGAGCCCTTCGCGCAGCTCGCGCATGGTCGCCACTACGCGACGAGCACCTTGCGCGAGTAGGGCGTGAGCAGATCCTCCACGTCGGGGTCGATCGACATCATCCGAACGACGGCGCCGTCCATGCCGAAGCCGACGACGCCGTGGGGAGCCTCACGCAGTCGCTTCAGGAACCGATGCGCCACCATCTTCGTCGCCATCCGCACGGGCGAGGGCACCGCTGGCCAGCCGAACTGCCCCGTCAGCTCGACGGAGCGGGGGAATCCGGTCGGGAAGAAGTGTGCTCCGCTCGGATGCACGCACAGCTTCGACCACGGCTCGAGGTCGGAGGCGGCGTTGAGCGGCTCCCGAACGTAGTCGGTGTTCAGCGTCCAGGTGTTCTCGAACGTCCCGTCGCCCGCGTCGTCGGACTTGAGCGTCGTGATGACCGAGATGTCGTCGATCCTGAGCGTGTACGGGTCATCGGGCGAGTAGTAGCGCACTTGGTTCGCGTCCACGTCCAGGTAGAAGCGCCGCCCGCAGAACTCGTCCACCTTGCGCGAGGCGGCGTCCAGCACGTCCCCGACGTCGAGGTCGTAGTTCTGAAGCCCGTCGAGCGAGATCGTCTTCTTCAGATCCTCGAGCTCGACGTAGACGCGGGAGGTCGGAGCGTGGGCGAGGATCTCGATGAACGCCTCGCCCATGTCCTGCGTCTTGCCTGCGGTCGTGACTTCCCACCACACGAGATATTTTTGAGCCGTGTCCACGTCTGCGGCCTGCCAGTCGTAGCGCACGGTCCCCGCAGGAGCCGAGACGATGACAGCGGCGGCGTCGACCTTCTTCGTGGACGAGCCGAGCGCGCGCATCTGAAACTTCACGGTGGAGCTCGAGAGGTCGAACGCCGCACCGCCGACCGTGATCGTCTCCGTGATGGAGGGGTTCCGGTTGCCGACGTGCCAGGCGAGGAGGTTGGGCACGTCTACCTACCTAGTTGTCGTAAATGGCCTTGATCGTGAACTGGATCGAGTCGCCGGACGCCAGGCCGATTCCGGTGAAATCGCCTTTCAGGTAGAGGTTCCCACCCGAGGCTGCATCGAACAGGCCCGCGTTAGTGACCGTGCCAGCTCCCGTCGCCGTGCGCGTCCCAACCACCTGGTAGGTGTCATTCGTTGTATTGGTCGTCTGCCGCGTCGAGGTCCCCGCCGTGTGATCCGTGCCCGCCGCTGTCGTCAGATCGACGAGCCGCTCGCCGAAAAGCGTCGTGTCCGTGCGCGCGGTCGTGCCCGCCGAAACGCCCCATCCGATGTTGAGCGGCTCGGTGCCCGAGCCCTTGAGGCGGTTGGTCGTGATGTCGAGCCCGCCGTCGACAACGAAGGTCGCCATTAGCCACGTCCGATCATGTAGCGGGGGAAGTCGAGGAGGTTGCGGCCGAAGGCTCCCCAGTGGCGGCGCTCGAGATTCCAGCGCGCAGCACGGAGCCAAAACCGCCGCGAGCCGAACTCACCGAAGTCGACTTCGTTGCCGTCTGCGTCGATCACCGTCGCGTGCATCTCATAGCGCACGACTGTTCTCGCCTGTACGTCTGCCACGTTTCCCCTATCGGCCTACCCCTGCCCTGGCGAGGGCGGGTCGTAGTGCTGAGAATCCGGGCTCCCGACATCGCCCCCGCCGCTTGGAGTGGGCGAGTCGAAGAATCCGGTGATCGCAGCAGCGCTGCCCGATATGAAGTCGGCCACGATAGAGGAGAGCGTGGTCGCAGTCGCGGTGATCCTCTTGCCGACGGACTTCGTGATCGTCGCCGTGGTCGTCGCCGTGGCGCTCACGAGCTTGGTGACGAGCCGCTGCATGGTGGCCGTGCTCGTCACGGTCGCTGTCACGTTCTTGCCTACCCTGCGGACGATGGTGGCCGTGCTCGTGACGGTCGCGCTGATGGTGAGGAGGATCACCTTGATCGCTACAAGCGTCGCCGTCACGGTGGCGTTTGCCGTCATGGCCTTGTTGATCTGCTTCACGACTGTCGCAGTCGTCGTGACCGTGGCCGTAACCGCCTTGCCAACCTGCTTCACGATCGAAGCCGTCGAGGTGGCGGTCGCGCTCATGACCTTGCCCACCTGGTTCTGAAGGGTCGCCGTCGTCGTGACTGTGGCGGTCAGCGCTTGCGGGAACGTCGTCCCACCCGGCGGCGCAGTAGGAATCCACCGCTGCGCGGGTATCCGGTGCGGAGGGCGCCGGAAGACGTACGACATTTAGAGGCCCTAGACTTCGGTCCAGTAAAGGCAGCCCGAGACAGTCACCGAGTCTGCGGGCGCGGCCATGAGCCGGAACGTCGATACCGGACCCTCGGCGGCGAGGTTCGAGAACTTCGGACGCAGCTCGGGCACCGGGAACCACTCGAGCGGGATGCGAATGTTCCAACCGATGATGTCGATGAGCGTCCCGCCCGTCGAGGCGGTGCCGCGGTTCGCGACGACGGCCGTCTGCACCGTGTTCGTGCCGGCGTCGTTCCCGTACTTCACCTCGGTCAGCGCCGTTCCCGTCGAGCCTGCGGTGGCGTCACGATAGAGGCCGATCCTCAGAACCTCCTCGTTCGCGTCTCCGAGGTCGGTCGTCTGGCAGAGCCTCATTCCGAGAAGCACGATCGCGCGGTCGGCGGCGGGCGTGATCTCGAACACGTCGGTCGCCGTCGTGAACGCCAGAGCGTCGATGGGCGCCGAGTACGTGATCATGTTCGGGAACATCGCTACACCTATCGGTTGAAGAGGCTTGGGAGCGCGGGTTGCCAGATGAGTGATGCAGTAGCCGCAGCCGCAGCCGGATGAATCGCAATTGTGTAGGCCGTCCAGCCGGTCGAGGGCGCCGAGTTAGTGAACGCTCCCGGGTCCTCGGACGACGCGGTGAGCTGCCGCTCGGCGGCTCCAACCCTTACGTTGGTATCTGGCGTTCCCCCCGTTCCGGAGTTCTCCTGCTGGAGATTCGAGTAGCTGCTCGGCGCGGTGTAGGTTTGCGTCTCACCGTCGAGCCCGGCGAACACGATGAACAGGTAGTCCTTGGAGCCGCCTGTAGGTGTCACGGTTCCCGGGTCGGCGTTAGCACCCGTGCCGACTGCCACAGTGGACACCTCCGGAGCCTGGGTGGCGGGATTCTCGGCCCCGGTGATGCGGTACGAGATGGCCGCGCCCTTGGCGGTCGCCGAGAGATCGACTGAGAGGGTCGTTCCCTCCCCGCCATCGGCCCATCGGTAGAGGACGTGCGTCACGTCGTTCGAGGCGTCCGATGACTCCCCGTTGACAAGAGCCGTCCAGCCTGAGGGCGGATTGCCGCCTGCGAGTGCCGCGTTTCCGTTGTTGCCTCGCAGCAGGACGATCAGTAGATCGCCGGCCGAAATGGAGGCAGGCAGGTTGACGGTCCACGGATCGGCCGCAGACGTGATGTTCGTGGTATTCGTGGCCGCGACAGCGGGTGAGGCCACGAGCTACTCCGGCGCTGACAGCGCGTGGATCTGCGCGAGCCGGTCGCGGAGCGCCGCTATCACGGCGTCCTTGGCCGAGAGCTGGTCCTGGAGGGCGGCGATCTGCCCTTGCAGCGCCATCACCTGCGCCTGCGAAGCGGACAACTCCTGGTCGAGCAGGTTAACCTCCGACTCGAGCTGGTCGACGCGGAGGATCAACTCCATGCGCTCGGCCTGTAGCGCGGCGATCTCCTGCTCAAAGACGTTGATCTCGGCCTGAAGGTCCGCGATCTGCTCGTCGCACGTCGGCTCGCAGGCAGGAGCGTAGGGCGGTGGCGGTGGAGGTGGCGGGTCCGGTGGCGGCGGTGGAGGTGGCGGTGGAGGATCGGGCGGCGGGGGTGGAGGC